TTCCCTTGTAGGTAACAGGGATGATCCGCTTGATGTCCTCGATCTTGAACTCAGCGTTGGTTGTGTGCTTGAGTGTGTAGGTTGCTGACTTAGAGAAGATGCCAGCAATCTGGTTGGTGCAACGCAAGCGTCGAACTGATGGTGCAATCTGCAGTGCAGTCGAACCGTCGTGTGATGTACGAGCAACGAGGTAAGCAGAGTGCTCGTCGTTACCAATCTTCACACCACGTGGTAGCTCGAGCACCATGTATACCTGCGCTCCGCCTTTGACTTCACCAGCATATGCATATCGTGCATCTCCTGAGTCGACCAGTGCATCCAGACCAGAGAACATCTCTGCATTCTGGAATACTTTGTATCGTCCACCGACAGTGCCAAGCACTGACTGTGTGTTGTCCTTATTGGTACGGATAGTTGCGAAAGTGTTAGGCACTTCGAGTTGGCTAACACCTGTGTCGGATACAGCCAACGCTTGGACGTCGGCTAGTGATACGTGCCAGTCGAGCCCAGCCTGAGTGGCTGCATCTCGTGCTGATGTTGCGGTTACTTCTTCACCGATAATGCTGTATGCATTACGGCGTGACTTGATTGTTAGTTGTGACATGGTACTTCCTTTCGTGGTTGGTTGGATGTGAGGGTATCAGATGCGGTTGGTGAAATCAAGCAGGGCTTCGCCCAGCTGATCGTGATAGTGACCTTGGTAGCAGATGACTCCGCTCTCTTCAGGTCGTGCAAACCATGTGACATAAGGGTCTGCCGTACGTCTGAATGGTTCAGATGTTTGGATGTCCTCCGTCCATAGACAGAGGATGATGTAGCCAGATGTATCCCATGCTGGCTTGATGTCGATGATGACCGCGCCATTCTTGACGCGGTCACCACGCTTAGGTACTGCATGTAGTGTGTTCATTAGTTCACCTTTCGTTGTAGGTATCCGACTCGTGACTGGTCAATCACGCATTCGGTTGGGTCTTCATCATGGTCGAACACTGGGTCAGTGCAGATACCAATCTCTTCTGCAATCTGACGTGCTGTATCCTCATCCTTCGCACGGATCTCGAACGTAGCATCCAGTGTGTAGGTAATCTGTACCTCGTATAACTTCTCGAACACTAACCTGTTGTTGAAGATGCCACTGAGTATGTCATCTAGTTCTGACAGGTTGATGTCACCCTCTTCGTCGCAGTCGTTCTCATCTATGTAGTCATTCACTTGTGTGAATAACTTGCTTACTCTACGGCGGTGCTCGTCGAGCATGCTACGTGCTTGTGTTAGGTCGAGCGTTAGGTAATCAATGCGCTTCTTGAGCGCATCAATCTCCTCCTTGAGATAGACATTGGCTTGCTGGTCTGCTGTTACTACTGGTCCTTCGTATGCTGTGGTCATTCTGTTCCCTCCTCTGTTGTGTCGGTTACTAACTTGTTATCCTTGAGATACTCAAGGACTAGTTCATCTGTAGTTTCATAGTCGATACCGAAGAAGTGATCGCCCATGTCTACGTGCCAGTTGTCCTTGACCATACGGTCGAAGGCTTCTTCACGTGTAGATGTGAGTACTAAGTCGTACTCTTCTGGTCGTACATAGATTGACTCGAGACTCTGCCAGATAGCAAGGTCTCGCATGCCACTGCGGTGCATGGCATCTGTGTATTGAGAGAGCAGGAATTCAACCTGCTCGATACGGAATGATGGGTTCATTTGTTCCTCATTTCTTGGTTGCACTGAATCGGATGTCGGCTTTGCCGTAGACACAGAGCCCGCAGCTAACGCAGGCTGAGCCACTCGTTGAGATGAGTGGGATTTGCTTGGTAAGTGCAGGACATTTCGCACCTACCTTGCCAGTGATACGTACCATTTCATCCTCCGCATCTTGGAATGTGGTGGATAGGTACGCTAGTTTCGTATCTGTTTCGTTGCGAACTTGTTCGGCAACGTGCTTGTTCTCGTCGTCTGTACTGTAGTACAGCGAGAGATTGTCAAGTCCCGATAGGGAATAAGCAGCAGACTTGACTCGTGTATAGCACCAGAACTGTATGTCTGGGTGCATCATGATTACTTTCTGCCATGCATACTCGTAAGTTGTGTTGAAGAAGTCGCCGTCCCAGTGGATGCGGAATAACTTCGGGGCATTCCGTCTCTCACAATCCTTGATGAAATCAAGTATCATGTCATCAAGTAAGTCAACCATTTGGTTGACGTCAGCGTCCTTCAATAGTTCCCAGTTGTGAAGGAGAACTTCCCTCACTCCCTTGTATACACGCTCGAGCTTGCCTGCATAACACACTTTCTCACAGATGCTGGTTGCACTGGGACATGAGTATGCCTTGCCTGCTGGTAAGCCGAAGGTGTTAGCGATTGCAGATGTCTTGCCACTTGGCGAGACTAGGTTGGTAACCTTGCGGTCATTGCTTCTGATTAGCGATAGCATGTTTTCTCCTTTCGGTTTGGTTGGTTACTTCAAGAGCATAGATTCTCTATGCTATAAAGAATGCACGTCACTCGTGATCGTATGCACACCATGGTTCGAGGTGATGTGATTCCACTATCGTGTAGGCGGGAGCCGTAGGATAGCCCCGCCATGTGACACCACTTGGTAGTTGGATACTCTTATGAGTATCACCCTCTGATACTGCATAGATTGCCTCGATACATGGCTCCACCATGGTCAGTGGCACAGGCGGATAGTGATTACCTGTGAGGTGGTATCCGATTGACTGGCGAATGTCAATGACATTCTCCACTAGGTCGTGCGCTGTATTGCTTCCCATTAGATTACCTCCTTGATTGTTACGGCTCTGCCGTATTGCCAGATGAACTTCTCGAACTTGTCATCATCAGGTGACACATCCTCCTCTTGCATTGCCTTGCTTATGTGACCTTCGGTGTCGTCGATTACGAAGAGGACAGAGTCCTCGACGTACTCCCACCAATCGCCGTTCTCGTTTGCTATGTACTTGGTCATGCGTTTGCCTCCTCTAGTAGATGTTTGTGTGTCTCGCACTCATTGAGTTTTTCCTGCTCAATGAATGAGCCGTAGTTGCACTTCGTGCATAGATAGTTATCACAGTTGTCGCACATTTCCATTTCGTCTAGTGCTCCGCACTGTCTGCACTTGTCGTTGTATTCTTCTAGTGTTTCCACTTCACCATTGGTGAAGAGAAGTTCACCACCCCAACCACCCTCTTCCTCGAACTCAAGGTTGAGTTTGGCTGTTGGATACTGACGCGAGAGCTCGAGTAATACATTCTCGGGCACTCCCCATGCTGTGTCGAAGTTGTAGAAGGTTTCGGTATCACCTTCGGTGAAGTCGTCCTTCTCGTATGCTTCTTTGGCTTCCCATTTGACACCCCAATTTCGGATGTTCCAGTTGTACCAGTGATCGCGCCCGCTCTGGTCGTGTGTCACTGGGTCATCATGGTATGCATCAAGGTCGGTCGGCTTGATGATGTTCCAGAATGAGAATGGTTGTTCAACCATTTCCTTGACTCGCTCGTTGGTACGCCAGTCAAGGTGCTGTGTTTCATAGGGCGCAGATACCTGCGCCCTAATCTGTGATAGAACTTGAGGCTCTGCCTCAATTACTAGCGAATTGAATACCCAATTAGGCATTGTGAAACTCCCTTACTTCTTGGTGATACTCGACGAAAGAGCCGAACGAATGTTCGTTGCCTGTATCATTGACTGTTTGATTTGTAAAATCAACAACGACAGTGAAGTCACCTAAGTCTTCGCCGTCGGTGCTTGTGAACAAGCCGAAGCCAACCTCCTTGTCCCAGTGCGGACCGATTAGTTGTGAAACAACTATTCGGATGCCATAACTTGGGTCTTCCCAACGAGGTCGTGCCTTGTCTAGTGCATAGGCGAGGTCATCTCGCCAGTTCATCTCGCCCCAGTGTGCATAGAGTGTGACGTGCGCTGCTTCCTTTTCGTATGCCTTGAATACATAGTTGATACGTGCTCCCATTTAGATTTCCCCTATCTCTTGTAGTTTCTCAATGGCATTTGCCATTGCTTCTTGCCACGTGTATCCTTCTGTTGACACAGCCAGATAAAGTTCTGGCTTTTGTATGTCGGCATTCTTCTCAATGTCGACGTAGTATCTTGTCCCGCGAGGGGCGTTCTCGTCTTCCTGCCAGTTCAACTGCAATTTGTAGTCCATTGTGTTGCTCCTTTCGATTGGTGAAGAGGGGACAGCGATTTGCCGTCCCCCCTTTCTATACACATCTTCGATGTGTTATCTATGAATGACGTGCGAGCCACTGTGTGACGGCACGACGTGCGACGAACAGACCAAGCGTGAATCCGCTTGTGAATAGTGCGATTGCTACTGCTACATAGTCTCCCCAATACATCAGGCGCGACCTCCTTTCAGTGTGAGATAGGCGTTTGGTTCTACCTTTTGGATTTCATCCAGAACTGTGGTAAAGTTCGGGTATGCCTTGAAGGAATCAAGGATTGCCATAATCTTCTTCGAAGATTTGGCTGTGTTGGTGGTGATTCGCACCTTTGCGAAGATGCGCTTATCATCTGGCTTCGACACATGAACGACTCCGTTCTTTACGACGGCGGTCAGTGTCTTGGTTTCAACTGTTCTCATTGGTAAATCCTTTCGTTCAACTGCCGAACCGATTTGATTCGACCCCCTTTATCAAGCAAAGCTTTGCTTTGCTATCAAGAAAAGACATGCACATACACGCATGATCGCATCTAGAACCTTTCACTTAGCCTCACGCTATGAGCGCGAACAGGGGCATGCGCCTGCATCACGGCGCATCTACACATCACATGACATCACGCATGACATGACCCAACACACCGAGGATTTACGCTTGAGATTTGACATTCGGCTCGAGGTGTGAGAGAATGTTTGTCGTTGGGAGGTGGTCTTCCAACACAATCAACGAAAGGCAACACAGCACATGAACACAATCACAGCATGGACACATGATGACCTACTCACAGACCTCAAGGCGGAGGTGCTGGAGGTGCGTAAGGAATACGGAGTTCCAAGCCTGAATCACATCCCTGATTTCGAATTGGTTACTCTCGCGTATGCAGAGTTAGGCGACCTTGTTCACATAGGCAAGGGGCGCATAGGTATCGTGTACGACATAGCAGAGGTGCGTAATGCAAGGGAGTTACGCATAGTCGGCGATAACTTCCGCGTAATCATGAAGCGAGTTTCCCTATAAGATAGTTAGGCAAGCCCCCCGCCCGCGTAGCACAGGGTAGGGGGTTTTGTCAAATCTGAGCGTGTTTTTCTGGGGGGCAAGGGGCAACCTTTGCCCCCTTTTTTTGTGTGTGCGCCCATGCCGACCCCCCTGATGTTTAGCACCGCCCCCCCCTCCACCCCCCACTATCAGCTAAATAATTTTCACCAGAAAACCAGGCTGACCAGGACTTTTACCAACAAATAAAAAATAATTACCAAAAGCCCTTGAAACACGCCGACGCTCTAGACCCCTATATAAGTATAAGGCGAAATACTTATTGAGCCTTCTAAGGCAGGCTTAATGCCTGCCTAATGGTTTATATATGCAAGAGTGGGGATACTTCTGCCCAGACCCCTCTGTACTACTACAGACACTGGAGTCCAATTGGAAAGAAATCTTTCACCAGAAGAAGCTCGCAAAGAACTGATCGACTTGGTACGCCAAGGGCGTACCATCGCCGATGCCCTAAAAGTTATTGGTCGTAGTCGTTCTTGGTATGACACCCAACGCCGAGAAGCCGAGGGCTTCTCAGCTTATGTGGATAATGCTCGGTTTAGAACGTCAGACCTCGCTGATAACGCTCGGTCTGAACTATCTGGGTTTGCGGAGTTTTCTGAGAATTACTTGGGAACCAAGGTTCCACCCCACATGATGAATGTGGTAGACATGCTGGAAGGCAATGATCCTTCTTGGTTACACGACAGCATGGTCTACGAGAAAGGGTCGGCGGGACTCTCCCGCCTCTTGGTAAACGTACCCCCTAACCACGCCAAGACGATGACAATCACGATTAACTATGTGACATACCGTCTGGTTAAGAATCCTAATATCTCCATCATGGTTATCTCTAAAACCCAGGAGCAGGCAAAAAAGTTTTTATATGCGATCAAGCAACGCTTGACGCATCCAAGGTACGCTGACCTACAGGCAGCTTTTGGTCCAGTCGATGGATACAAAGCTACCGCAGATCAGTGGTCAGCAACCAAGATCTATCTTGGTGGCGACATCCGCGATAACGATGCTAAAGACCCTTCGGTCGAAGCTATCGGTATGGGCGGGCAGGTTTACGGAAACCGTGCAGACTTAATCGTTCTTGACGACGTGGTCACTCTGAGTAACGCTTCAGAGTGGGCTAAGCAACAGGAGTGGATCAGGCAGGAAGTCGCTTCTCGTCTTCCACCTGGCGGTGGTCAACTCTTGGTAGTTGGCACACGAGTTTCAGCGGTTGACTTATATAAAGAACTCCGCAACCCACAGCATTACACCGACGGCATATTGCCTTGGTCATATTTGTCCATGCCTGCAGTCTTAGAATATGCAGACAAACCTGAAGACTGGAAATGTCTTTGGGAAAAGACCGAACAACCTCTTACGGATACTGACGTACCCGACGAGAATGGAATGTTTGATCGATGGACAGGACCGCGTCTAACGGCGGTCCGTAACGAGGCAGGACCATCTAAGTGGTCGCTGGTATACCAGAACCTCGATATTGCGGAGAATGCAATCTTCGACCCGATGTGCGTCAGAGGCGCAGTAAACGGAATGAGAAAGTCGGGGGCTTTGGTTGCAGGCGCAGCAGGACATCCTAATAACTGTGAGAACTTCTACAGAGTTATAGGTATCGACCCAGCAATGTCTGGTGATACCGCTGCTATCGCCTATGCAGTTGACCGCAGGTCACATAAACGCTACGTCATGGATGTTCACATCATGACAGCTCCTACACCTGCAGCAATTCGTTCTCTTATTAAGGAATGGACCGATGCGTATAAACCGCATACGGTCATTGTGGAATCAAATGCTTTTCAGCTTTTCCTTACACAAGACGAAGAGATTCGTAACTTCCTGTCAACACGTGGAGTCGCATACCGACCACACTACACAGGAAACAATAAGCAAGATCCAGAGTTCGGCGTAGCCTCTCTGGCTCCACTGTTCGGAACCGTCACTAAGCGAGACGGAGTCATGAACAACTTCAAGCATGCTGATGACAACTTAATTGAGTTACCAGACAGCTCGAAGAATGAACACGTTAAAAAGCTAATCGAACAACTTGTAACCTGGCAACCAGGAGTACAAGGCAAGAAGCTCAAGATGGACGCCGTGATGGCGTTATGGTTCTGTGAGATCGTAGCCCGAGAAACTTTATTAACCTCGACTAACGTACCTAACTTTCTAAATAATCAATTCACACCTCGTGGAGAGATCGAGTCAAGGTACATCATCAACTTAGATGACCTCGCTGCACAACAGCGAGCCGTGAGATTGTGACATTATGAAAGAACTTGTAAATGCATTCGAGCAACTAAAAGCTCGAAACTCCGAGCGCGATAAGCGCATGCGCGAGGTTGCTTTGGTTAGAGCGGGTAATGCCGATCAAGTCTTCCGTGGGCTATTCCCAGAAGGCGTGTGGTCACGTCCTATTATCGCTAACCTCATTGATGTCGTTGCACGAGATGTTGCTGAACAAGTCGGTGTTCTTCCTACCATTACTGCTGCTGGTGATTCTTCTCTAGATGATAACCAGCGTTCCAAGGCTGACAAGCGTACCAAGATTGCAAACTATTATGTTGCATCATCTCGGCTTGGAACGGAACTACTGCGTGGCGCAGATCAGTTAGCAACCTATGGCTTTGTTCCTTTGCGAGTTGAACCAAACTTTAAGGACAAGCGACCACACATCCATGTGGAAAATTCAATGGGTGCTTATTACGATATGGATCGCTTTGGTGTTGTAAACACCTACGCTCGTCTATATCACCGCAAAGCTGGAGACCTAGCTGCTCACTTCCCAGAGCATGCAGATGCAATTCTCCAATCAAATACTTATACACGTGGCGATGGCAACAGCTTATTACAAGTTGTACGTTGGACAGATAAAGATAAGACCGTTCTGTTCTTGCCAGATCGGGGAGGTCTAGTACTTGCAACAACACCAAACAAGACAGGCGTCGTACCAATTGCGATTGCTCAACGCCCTTCTCTTGATGGCGAGACCAGGGGTCAATTCGACGATGTCCTACCTGTTTACGCAGCCAAAGCACGTCTGGCTCTCCTCACTATGGAAGCTGTTCAGAAGTCTGTTGAAGCTCCTCTTGCTCTTCCTAACGATGTTACTTCTCTATCCATTGGTCCTGATTCAGTCATTCGTTCTAACTCCCCTGAAAAGATTCGTCGTGTCAACCTTGACGTACCTCAGTTCGCGTTTGCGGAAAACAATGTTCTAGCAGATGAAATGAAGTTGGGAACACGTTTCCCTCAAGCACGTGCAGGACAAGCAGAAGGATCAGTAGTTACTGGTCAAGGCGTAAAGGCTTTGATGGCAGGCTACGACTCACAGGTAAAAATTTACCAATCAATTCTTGGTGAGGCAATCGGTCAAGCAATTTCATTTGCATTCGCAACTGATGAAGCATACTTCCCAGAGATTACTCGTGAAGTATCTGCAACTGCTAACGGAGTTCCTTACAAGTTAAAGTACAAGCCATCTTCCGACATTAACGGAAACTATGGCGTGACCGTTGAGTACGGTCTCATGGCAGGTTTAGACCCTAACCGTGCATTGGTATGGGGTCTACAAGCTCGTGGAGATAAGTTGATCTCTCGTGGAATGTTGCGTCGCAACCTTCCTATCTCGCTTAATGCTGGCGAAGAAGAGCGAGCAATTGACATCGAAGAAATGCGTGATTCGCTTAAGGCGTCTGTATCGCAAATGGCTGCAGCAATTCCACAAATGGTAATGCAAGGTCAAGATCCGATGAAGATTGTAGAAAAGATGGCAAGCGTTATTACAGATCGCAAGAAGGGTATCCCTCTTGAGGATGCAGTAGCAAATGCTTTTAAGCCAGAGCCAGTAAAAGAAACCCCAGCCCCAGAACCAGGAATGCCTGAGCAACCAGCAGGTCCTGAAATGGGTGGAGGACCAGCACCACAACTTCCTCAAGGTAGACCAGCAATGCAAGAACTGCTTGCAGGTTTAACAGGTGGAGGAAATCCAAATCTAGCAGCGAGAGTAACTCGTCAAATCCCAGCATAACTAAGGAGAAACAAATGTTCGGAAAGCAAGGAAAGCCAGCAAAGGCTCCAGTACACCCAGGTCACGCAGGTAAGAAGAACGGCGGTAAGTCCGTTGGTGCAGGCATGGTTAAGCAAGGCGTTACCCCAAAGGGTACAAAAGGCAACAACAACAAGCTTAAGTAAAGCTTAACAACTCTTAGGTAAAGGATAACAATGGCAGCAAAGAAGCCGACAAAGCCAAGAAAGTTCAAGCAGGCACGTAAAGACGCTAAGTCTGCTGCCAAGCAAGCCTTCTCTGGAAAGAGTCAAGCAGGATTAAAAGATCGTACTCTTCGCATCTCAGCAGATGACAAAGAGGTAGCCAGTGAGGTAAGAAAAGAAGCTAAAGGGAATTACATTACCGATGATCGCGGTAATAAGATTCAAGTTAAGCCAACTGAAACTCCTCAAGAACGTATGGCACGTGACCGCCGTGAAGCTAAAGCTCAACTTCAACAGAAGTGGGATCAAGAAGATGGCGTTGCACGTAAGCCACGTGAGGCAGAACCAGCTAAAAAGTCTGCACCTAAAGGTGGTGGCATGAATAAGACTCGTACTTTTATTCAAGCTACAGAAGTTAAGCCACAAGGTAAAGTAATTAAGAAGAAGGCATCTGCAAAACCAGCACCTGCTGCAGAAAAGCCAAAGATAAAGAAGCCAGCTGTTAAGAAAGCTGCAGCACCTACTGCACCTAAGTCTGATGCTGTTAAGAAGGGCATGACTCGTGCAGAGCGTTCAGCTGCCAACAAAGCAGCATGGGCAAAGATGACACCAGCAGAACGTAAGAATTGGAAAGGCACTAAGCCTGCAGCAGCAACACCAGATAGAATAAAAATTACCGTTGACAATAAGCCAACTGCTCCTAAGCCAACAGCTGGAGCGCAAGCACTTAATGAAATGGGTAAGAAGAAGGGTCTTAAAGATCCGCTTGGTATTGAAAAGAAACCAGCAGATAAACTTAAAACCCTTGAAAAGAAAGTAACTGCTGCTAAGTCAACTGCTAAAAAAGTAACTACCGTTAAAGCAGCTAAAGAAGCTTCAACTGGTGCTAAGGTAGGAAAAGCTTTTCTAGATGCAGCAAAAGCAACTGCTGCTATTGCAGGTCCAGGTAAATTCCTTAAGCCAGTTAAGTTTGTTCAAGCAGCAATCGCTGGAACTAAAACAGCAAAGGTTGCTAAGGCAGTAAAGACTGCAGAATCAGGCAAGAAGGCATCTGCAGCTAACGCTGCACGTAAAGCAGCTAACGCCGCTAAAGCAGAGAAAGCAGCAAAGGCTGGAGTAAAGGGCAAGGTAAAGAAGGTTGCTCTTGCAGCAGGAGGATTCTATGCAATTGACAAGATTCCTACTGGTGGCGGATCTAAGCCAGCTGCAACACCAGCATCAACTACACGACCACAGCGTCCAGCAGGACAGTATCCAAAGGGTGGCGGTAAAGGTCTAAAGCTTGGTCCTAACGTTCAAGTTAACGCAGGTGGATCAACTACTTCTTACACAGTTAAGAAGGGCGACACGCTATCAGGGATTGCAAAAACTTCTGGCGTAAAGCTATCTGAAATTCTTGCAGCAAATCCAAAGATTGCTGACAAGAAGTCTAAGTACAAGGGTGGCAGCATGATTTGGTCTGGCACAAAGGTAAAACTTCCAACTAAGAAATAGGTGACGCATGTCGATGATAAACCCTGGCGCGGTATCAGGTCCAGGTCGCCAAGCGAAACGAAGTGACTTACCTCCTAAACCAGCAGGACAAGCAGCACGTGAGATGCCTAACGCAGCATACGGTGAGCAGAAACAATTCCAAGCCGATCAGGCTGGAGCACCAATGGCAAAGGCTTCTAACCCAATGGCTAACGTTGTGCCACTTGGTGCGCCAACTAACCGTCCAAGCGAACCTGTTACTGCAGGAATCGATGCTGGTCCAGGACCAGGCAGTGAAATACTAGGACTTAAAACACCAGTAGACGCACAGCTACAAGATCTTTCAGTGTTGGCAAAGTATATGCCAATGTTTGAAACGTTTGCAGATTCACCAGAGTCTTCTGGAACAACCAAAGCATTTATTAAATACCTACGGAGTCAGGCTGAATGAAAGTAATAAAGAGATTCGAGGAGAACCTTGAGTATCTTGGCTTTGATCTCGCGCCTGTTGCGTGGGATTTAGCTCGCTTTCCCTTTGAGTCTGACGCTGACCGTGTAACACTGTTAGAAGAATTGACTGCAAAAGGGGAGGCGACAGTAAATGGCTGATACTCCTAATGGTTTTGTAGCAGATCGTAGCGGTTGGACAACACCTAACCAACCTAAACCTCTCAATCCTTCTAAGGTAGAAACATTTATCCAGCAGCAAAGAGGTGCTGGTGCTGACACACGTGTCGGTAAAGTTGAGGAATCAGTTGGTGGCTTCATTGCCAACAAGATTCAACAGGGTCAAGAGTCTGGAAACTTCTTTACACGTAATGCTACCAACCTAGGCATGGGTGTAATGCAGGGTATCAACAAAGTTATCCAGCCAATTACTCAGGGAATTTCAACTACGCTGTTGACACCACAAGCAATGGCAACAAAAGGATTAAACCCAGTAGAGTCTTTCAGGTTTGCTAAAAAGAAATCTAAAGAAATTTCTATGGGACAAGCTGGTGCTACGATTGCAGGACCACTAGTAGCTGCTGCACTTCCAGAATCAGTCACACCAACATTTGCTAAAGAGAACTTTGATGTCTTTAATGACAAGCAAAGAAACCAAGCATTCAAAAATGAATGGATCGGAATCTTTGCATCAGGTATGACTGACATAGCTATCGCTGCAACAGGGTCTAAAGCTACAAGTCTTGGCGTTAAAGCAGCAAAGAATGCCGTAGTTGGTCCTTCTGAGATTGTAACCGCAGCGGATATGGCTACGTTTACAGCACGACTTGAAGATGCAGTAACTTGGGGTACAACTAAGACAGGTGCTGCTCCCAATGGAGCAGCTATATACCTTGATGATTTAGTTCAAGGCAAGAATATTTCTGAGCTTTCGACGAATCCTCTTGTTCTTAACACAAGAAACCCAACCAATACGGCAACAATCGTATCAAGGTTGGATAACCACAGAGATGTTGCAGACTTTTTGCTTGCACAACGTGGTGATGCTGCTGCTTATAACCGTTTCTTTACAAATCAAGCACTGTTAGCAGACCACCTTGATGACTTTGGTCTTAGCGATCTAACACCAACAACTAATTTTTCTGACATGAGTATCGCAGTTCTTGACAAGAAGTTTGGATCACGATACCAAGCAGTCATTGACGGTCTTAAGAAGACCGATAAGAACTTTGCATCAGCACTTGATGACTGGAATTCTAAGTTAACCAAGGCAAACATTGTTGAGCGTTACGCTCCAGGTAAGTTTGCTGGGTACGAGAAGATGCAGTTAACAAAAGCTAAGATTGTTGACGCTGCTCGTACAGGAGATCTTAAGATTTTCGGTACTGATGGTAATAGCGCATGGAAAACTGCTGTCTATCAGTCATCTCCATACGAAAGAGCTGTACGTTTAATCTCATACTTAGGAGATGGAACACCTCAAGGCTACATCAACGTGTCTAACCCACGTAAACTTGAGGCAGCAAACGACTTACGCTCAGACCTTAACCGTATTAAGGGACTAAACACACCAGAAGGTCGTGAGTTTAAGAACCAACAAGTTGAATTATTCATGTCTGAGTTGACTGATACTGGTCGAGCTAAAGCATTAGGCATGATTGAACGCAACGTTATGCTTCAGATGGCAAAGATCTACGGCGTACGCACAATCGGTGGTCTAGATACCGATAAGGCTGTACTTGAAGAGATTAAAAGATGGCATAACTCAACAGCAGAACGTCGTGCTAACGTACAAGACTACCTTGTTGCAAACAAGATCATTCCATCTGAAGATGGAACACTAAATTTAATTGACGATGGCATCATCTCTCAAGCAACTGAGGCAGCAACGCTGCCAATGCTTGACTTTGGTCGCCTTGAAGCACAAATCATTTTGAATACCAAGCGTCTTGCTGGTGGAAGAGCACCAGTTAGCACAGGTCAGGT